GTGGATCATCCTGACGATACTAGAGCTGTTTATTACCTAGCTCAGACTCATGAATGTTTAGGCAATCACAAAGAAGCTTTAGAGCTTTATGCTAAAAGATCTAGTATGGGTGGGTGGGATGAAGAGCTATATGAAGCTAGGAGGCGTGTAGCTCAGTGTGCCAACCATCTAGGCAGACCTTGGGCAGAGGTGCAGCAATTGTATTTGGAGGCTTATGCTGGATTGCCCAGAAGGGCCGAAGCTCTCCATGTAGTGGCTGACTATTGGTATAAGCAAAACAACCATCCTTTGACATACTTATTCGCTACTAAGGCTGCATCTATCCCGTATCCAGACAAAGACATTTATATGGTTGATAGGGAAGTCTATGAGTGGCGAGCAGCTGACCTCGTAGCCATTTCGGGGTTCTACCTAGGGGAGCGAGAAGTTGGACGCAAAGCAGCAACCAAAGTTGCCAAAGTTTTACCAGATGACAATAGAGTTAGGCGTAATTTACATTTCTATGCTCACAAACTTAAAGATGTTGTAGGGGATTCTTATAAAGAAGTTGATTTGTCCTTTTCTGAACCTGGATGGGTTAGTTCCACTCCTTCCATTTGTACTGATGGACCAGAAGCTAAAGTTCTTATTAGAATGGTTAATTATCGTATCAAACCTGACGGTAGTTATGACTATGATGGTACCATCAGAACTAGAAATTTTCTACTTGACTTAGGAAAATCAGTAGAATGCAGAAATGAAATTATAGATTTAACCAATATTCCTCGCACCGAATTTCCAGTTCATGGATTTGAAGATTGTCGTTTATTTTGGTGGCGTAATTGTTATTGGGCGGTAGCTACGGTGCGAGACATTACTGATTCTGGTATATGCGAACAGGTATTATTACGTTTGGATGGTGATGGCAATACGTGCGAGATGAACGTGCTGCGAGGTAGTTGGGGTCAAACGCACCAGAAGAATTGGAAGCCAGCAGTAGATGGGGATACGCTAAAGTGGGTTTACTCCACAGACCCTCTTACAGTGTTTGCGTATGGGAAGTTTCCAAACGAAGCTAAGCATTTTGGCAGACTGCTAGGGTCCTCTCAGGCTATTAGATTGCCTCATAGCACCACAACAGGATGTCCTGATACATGGGGTAAAGGTAAGTGGCTTTGGGTTGACCACAGCGTAAGTTGGAACGCACAGGGACGAGAACGTATTTATGCTCATCATTTTGTATTAGCAAACGAAAATCTATCTGAGGTTATATCTATTAGTGACCCTTTTTATTTCGAGCAATTAGGAATAGAATTTTGTGCCGGATTGGCTTTTTACAACAACGAAATAACTTTGAGCTATTCAGTGAAAGATGCCACATCAAAATTAGCAACGATTCCGATATCGACTGTACTTAGTATGTTGAAAGGGAATTAGATGCTAACGGCAGCTGTACAAGAACGTAGTACTGAACCGATTATGTTTCTAGCAATAGATCAAAATCGTATTCCTCTAACTTCTAAAACTGATATTATCATTAAAATAGAAAGATTAAGTGACAGAGGATATTTTGATTGGAGTGATAATACGTTTAAGGTTGGGTCTGGTGTAATCACTATGTCTCAGGTATTGGAGGAAGTGTCTGCTGTGTATAGCCCTGGGTGGTATAGATTGAACACGGTCACACATGTTCATGGGTTCAATTTAGCTGCTATAACCAATGCGGCTGAAATGGATACTTACATAATAACAGCAACACAGCAGCCAGGTATTGATGTAGCTAATCTTCCGCAAGTTGGGGAAATTAAAGTTGGCAAGTTTGTTGTGGAGAACAGATCTCCAGTACTCTGGTAGGGGAAAGATATGTCTTACATTGCTGTTCTTCAAGGAACCCCAACTTGGCTGCCATTGATAGCAGTTAATGTCAATGATGGTATACCTAGAACGGGTATCACGTTTAATCAACTAGATGTTTCATTCAAAAAGAGTACTCAATCTGTATTTTCATCTAAAGTACTTAATTTAAGCAACTTTAGAGAGAATGGCAGTGGTATATATGAGATACAGTTTAGCAATCTTGAATTAGATACTGTTGGCTCGTTTATATACGTAGTACTCAACAATATAACATTACCGCTACCTGCCATTAGGCAATTTGTAGGACAGGCTGTTGTTCAAAGTTCATCCACATTTACTCCAGGCACTATTTCGTTACCAACAAATCTTATTACAGGAAATTTGATTGATTTGGCAGGGGATCCTCTCATTGGCGAATCAGTCAGTGCTCGTATTATGTCCGCACCCACAATTATAGGAATTACTCCTAATATTGGTGGCGTAGCTACTGACATAATTGCTACTAAAACAGATGCTAGCGGATTTTTCGCATTGGAGGTATTACAGAGAGCAGTCATAGACATCACTATACCGGTTATTAATTATCGTCGAACATTAACTGTTCCTACTAACGTAACGGATAGATTGTTCGACATCCCATAAGGTGAAGTATGGCAGCCCCGACTAGCATAGCTGTATCAGTAGATCTGGAAGAATACAGCCGTTTTGAGATTGTGGAGGGGCGGGCCACTATCACTGTTTCTATAACCGCAGTTGGTGGCGGGAATATGAGTGGGCAACAGCTTCAGGTTGACCTGATCAAAGCTCGTCGTACCAAGGATGTGTCAATATACACTAACACAGTAACCGTGTCTGGGACTTCCGACCCTAGTACGTTGGCTACATCAATTTACTTGCCAAATATAGTTGATCAAAGAATCCAAACAACTTTTAGAGACCCAAGAACAATAAGCCTTATTAGACGTGGATTGTTTTTTGTGAGAGTAAGATCTGTAGCAAATCCTTCTGTTAGTGGAGTATCTCCTGATTTTCAAATTAACCCTGTTACAGCTCAGCAGCTACGGAAAAGTTATCTGTTTGGGCTTCCTATGGAAGCTTTCTATACACGTACTGTTAAGTTCCCCCCAACTAATATTACCGGTATTGAAATTGACGAAGTTAGCAACACACACCCAGTAGGATTTGCAGTATTGAGTTTGAACACCACTTCTACAGGAGATCGTACTTTAAGTTGGGCTGGCGGTCCTACAGTCTCTATATTAGCACCAGGCAGATACCTGCTTCGTGCTGATTGTGGGTCAGAATATCTTGTAGTTTTGGTGCGCAGTTTAGCGGCGATGCCAGCTGCAGGTCCTGTCAAGGATGAGCTGCTTGTTACAAAATCTACTATTACCGACGCTATGCTGCGTAGGTGGCTCAATCAAGCATGTGATTGGTTAGAAAATGATAAGATTGCTGGAGTTTATTTAGAGCCAACTCACTTGGTTACTGATGTTTACCTTCCAGGTAATTCCACTCCGCAAGATTGGGATGTGATTGTTAGCCCGATTACATTCTATCCTGTGATGCCTGCTCGTTGGATTGATATTCAGTTTCCATTTATGAGTGTTTTATATGTGGACAAATTATGGGGTCAATTAGCTAATGTGCAGATTGTAGATGTGGCTATGCAGTGGATGGAGATGGCTGAAAAGAGTGGTTTTGGGCAGCTAGTTCCATTCAATGCCACTATTGCTTTCCAATTTATTGGGCTTGTTTGGGTGGAGAGTCTTCGGGGGCGTATTGAGCTGCCCAATTTCTGGCACTACAGCGCTGTGGCTGGCCTTAGGGAGGTCGATCCCGTCCTTATGGAGGTCATTGCCAAGAAAGCTGCTATCGACGCTCTGACGGTCGCTGGGCAGGCTTTTCGAGGTCCATTTGCCAGTCAGTCCATCTCCAGAGACGGAGTTAGTGAATCTGTTTCATACACATCAAGTGCTATCTATGGTTTATTTTCAGCAACAATAGAAGAGTTTAGCAAATTCATAAATAGGGAGATTAAGCAACTCAAAGGAAGGTATAGAGGCGTGGGTATGGTGGTTTGCTAGCAAATTCGAGTAGTTAGCTGGCTAAAATCAATTCTAGAATCAGTAAGAAAAATGCTGTATAATACAGGTCAAAACTGAAAAAGCTATGGCATTACGGGCAGATAAGGGGCTGGGCATTGACTGGAACCTTGGTTTACACAAAGGCCAGATTGATGATCGTGGGGAGATTCTGATTCACGAGATAGGACTTAGATGTACATGCAACCAAGAGGATATGTTTGCTGGCGAAACTGAGCACGGTGTGCAGGCTATGCGCAAACGCAAAAGGTTTGGTTGCCCTATTTGCGGTGGTTATGGTTACATTTATCGTAATCCACGTCCGTTGATTGGTATGGTAACAGGTATTAGACAGAATAAGGCACAACTTGAACCAGGATGGGCAGTCCCTGGAGACGCAATTCTTTCGGTGAAGCCTGATTATATGATTTCTGCCGGAGATCTTATTACTTTTACTTGGCCTGAACCTGTTGCCGATGGGCAAGTACTTATTAGAGGAGCAGCTGCTGTTAATGATAATCAAACCCGCAAAACGGGGTTGGAAGATAACGAAGATCGACTTTGGTACAATGCTATTAATTCTATTTATTGTGAAGACGAAGATGGTCATGTTTATTCTTCAGGGTCAGATTTTGAATTGACTGGCAACAAGATTTTGAAATGGGTTGGTGGTTCGCCCATAAAAGGTAAATCTTACACAATCAAATATAACGCATATATGGAATGGGTGGTATTTATGCCCCCAGATATACGTAGGGACAGAGATAGGGATCTTGGGACTAGGGTGGCAATCAGAAAAAGGCATGTGGCTTTGATCAATACTTCGGCAGCTATTTCTCCTTTGGATAAAACTCCATTTTGTGAGAGATTGAAAGGCTGCCAATGATAAAAATCGATATTAAGGTAAATGTCGATCCAAAAGCGCTGTTGGAAGATTATGTTGATGCTGCTTATAAAGCTATGGAAGAGCTTATGATGGCTGCCTTTCACGAATGGCAGGAAGAGGCCGGAAGGAAACTTAAAACAACCCAACGTGCCTATCGTGATGCCATTCAGCATAAGCTTGTTAGCCCTGGCGAAGTAGATATCTTTTTGCAGCAATCTGATGATTTCGATAATTGGATTGCTAATGCTCTTGAAGGTGGTCACCCAACTTTCAATATTAGAGAAAAAGTATTAGCTAAAGCCGTACTTCATCCAGAGCGGATGAAGAATATGAAAGATAAGCAACGTAGAAGAATGTTTGCTTATTTGAAAAGTGTTGGCAGATTGGGTCTTCCCGCAGTTCCATATTCAGATGTTGGTTTTGGCAGAAAAGGATCAAAAGAAGGAAAACCCTCTGATTTTAGGCGAGTATCTAAGAATCAAGATACGAAGAGTAAATGGCAGCATCCAGGATTTAGACCCATAGGTCAGGGAGGTTTATCAGCTCCATTAAGGGATCATGTTGTAGAGTTCATTCAAAAGGAAGCTCCTGAGATATTTAACAAGTTATTTGCCAAAGTGTCAGCATGAGTATTCTTCCTGAAATGATTATTCAACAAACTCTGATACGTGGTATACGTGCGTTCAGAGAGGATACTCGTCTTATAGATATGCTATTTAGAAACGTAGATCAGGATACGTTGCAATTAATACGAAGTTTTTTGAGAGATAATTCTATAGAAATTTGTCTAAATTATCCAGATCAAGATCTTAAAGTCCCATCTATTGTTATCTTACTGAAAAATGAAGCTGAATCCCAGCCTTTCCTTGGGGATTTGCAGCAAGGGGCAGACCGCATAGACCAAGAATTGCTAGGCATTAGCTATCCAGCAGATGAGTTGATAGGAGACCAAACAGTAATTGGGTCTGGTTCTACATCACCACTTTCTTACATCACTCCTCTATTACTTCAGCCAACTAGAGCTATTGGCGGAACTACCAATACGATTGTTGCTCCAGCTGGCACTATTCATTTGATTGATCCTTTCGAAACTGAATCATGGGTTGTGGTTATGGAGGGAACTTCCGCAGGGGATAAACTCAAGGTTGAGTCCATTACCCCTAGTTTCCGTCCAGGTCAGGGAGTTACAATTGAGGTAGAAGGAACGTTCAGAGCTATACCTGATACAACTACTATTTTTAAGATTGTAGGTCCCGTCGACAACGAAGGTGTTACAGGTATCGCATCTAAGATATACACATCCGAAGATAAGATAGAAAGGTTTGGTTCTATATTCAAAGCTAATTATCAATTAGATATTCACGGTCCAGATCAGGAATCGACAATATATCTTTACATTCTAGTCAAGGCAATATTCTTTACTTACAATCATTTTATGATAAAGCAAGGATTTTTGACATTTATTCGCATGTCTGGAACAGACATGGCTCCGGCTGTGGATTACTATCCATTGATGGTGTACAGACGATCTCTTTCGCTAGAATTTGAGTATTCCTTTGATGTATTCAAGGCTATAGCGGAACCTCTCGCTAAGCATCTACAACTTAATTTGGCTGTTCATGAACCAGACGTGAGCAAAGTAGAGGATGTTGAACGAACAGTGTCCACTACTGAATTTGATATCACTTGAGGAGAAGCCAAATGTCGTCGAGGGACAGAATGAAGTTTGAAGAGCGCAGTGAAGAGGCTGCTCCTCCTGCTGCGCCTGTTGCCGTTGTGGTTGCGCCTGTTGCCACTATGGTTGCACCTGTTGGGCTGCAATCGCCTGCTCAAGAGCCTCCGGTGGCTTTTGACCGGTGGTTCAAGGTTCGCAGCAAAGAACTAGGGTTCAAGCCACACTGGGCAGCAGGAATGCAGTCATACACTAACACAAATGTGCCTCGTCCTATGGCTGAATGGGACAGGATTTTCTCTTCGTACTAATGGAGGATAATAATGTCTCGCTCAGTTTCATTTAATGGGATTACACAATTCCGTCCAGGTGGATTAACAAAGATTGATGCTAATGCATTAGCACAAATTGGGTTAAACCCGAATGGAATAATTGGTTTGATTGGGGAAGCGGAAGGGGGTGTTCCTAATGTGGTCACCCAGATTGATGATCCTGCGCTTGCTGTTCCCGCGTTTAGAAGTGGCCCTCTTGCGGATGCTATTCGCGTGGCGTTTGACCCGAGTGGCGATCCGAGAGTTCCAGCGGGCGCTTTCCGTGTTCTTGCCGTCAAGGTTAACCAAGGAACACAGTCCACGTTGCCGCTGCGGTCAATCGTCCCGCCAGTGACAGGTGGGGCTCCGTATGATACGGCAGCAGCTTTGTCTTCTACTACAATTATCAACCTGACAACTGGTGGTTTGACAGTCAGTGCTCATGTTGGTAATTATCTTCGCATTGGAACAGAAGAACGTCCAATCACGGCTAATGCAGCTGGTACAGTTACTGTGAGCCCTGCGTTCTCTTCGGCTCCAGTTGTGGGAACGCCAGTTTACTTTTTGGCACTCTCGCAAACTTACACTAGCATTGATTATGGTACGCACACAAATCGTATTAAGCAGGAATTGGAATCAGGCGCTTCTCAGGGAGTAGCTTGGACAGTTTCTCTTGATAGTGCTAATCAAGCCAGCGAAGATATTGGTGGTCGTTCTTTTATTGATGTAGAGTATATTGGCCAATCTATTCAGGTTGTTCTTGATTCTAGTACTTCCACAGCTGGTGGGGCTAACACTTTAACAGATGGTACCAAAGCGTGGGGTATTAACGCTTTTCAAAACTATTTTATAGTAGCTAGTGGTGGTGGTATTGGAGCTACTCCCAATCTTCGTAAGATTGCTTCAAATACTGCTACGCAAGTTACTACACTTGTTAATTGGTCTGCTCCGGCTGCTGGTGGTGAGACTTATGCTATTCGCAGAGGTGCCATTCAGACAGGGACAGTTGTTTCAGCAACCGCCACAACGACTACTCTTGAAGCTATGATTAACGTAGCACTGAATGAGATGGCTGGTATGGTATTGGCAATCACAGGCGGTACTGGGGCTGGCCAGCGTAGAGTGATTGCTAGTCATACAGCGGGAGCAAGTCCAGTACTGATTGTTGTGCAACCTTTTGCTACTACACCAGATGCTACCTCAACTTACGCTATTCGTTATGTGACTCAGGCTGTAGGTACTATTGCAGGGTCTGCTGGAAAGTCCACTGGGTTTACTACCAGTGTTGCAGTTGATGGTGCTGCCCTCACAGCAGACCTTAGTGTCACATTCGCTCAGGATCAGACCGTGCAGGATGTAACTAATATCATCAATGCCAGTGCAAATTATATGGCATATGTTCCTAATGGCGGAAATCCATTAGCTTTGGTGAATGATTTTGACTACGACAATGGGGCTTACCAGATTGAGCTTCGCACAGACAGAAGCCAGTCTTCCGTTGCTCCGTTCCCTGTGTTCAATTATTCAGCAGTAACAGGTGCTGGCGATTCGTTAACGCTTGCTGGCAACGTTATTAAGTTAGTTTGTGCTACAGCTACACCAGCATTTACTTCTTTATTAATTGGCCAATTGATCAAAATTAGTGGGGCTACCAATCCAACTAACAATGGATTTTTTAGAGTGGAAGGTGTTCTTAACGGAACAACTCTATTCTTTTATAATGCGAATGCGATTACTGAAACGTCAGGTTTTAGTTGGTCTGTTTCATCCCCTATTGCCAAGAAATGGAATAACCATTTTCGCAAGGATCTTCAGTTAGTTATTAATGATATCAATTCCAAGAGTACGTATGCCACTGTGGCGAGAGCAGCTACCGCTACATTAGGTGCTGGTGCTGGTCTTTCGGAATTCACGGGTAGTGGTTTGGGGTCAAAAGCTATCGTGGGTGACTATTTCAAGTACATGAGTGGAGCTATTAGAGGAACTAGCTCTAACACGAATTGGCAAAATGCTTTCGATCTTTTTCTTAGAGTGAGGAAAGTTAGTGCAGTTCCGTGCATGTCAGAAGATCAAGCTAATGTAGGATTTGGCTCTACAGCAACTATCTCATCTATAGCAGCTCAGCTTCTTTCCCACGTTTCTCTTTGCCGTGGGGTTGAGAAGAATGAGTGTGGTGGATACCTAGGTATTAAAGGTAATAGGACACAGTATGTCGCTCAATGCAATGCAATGAATGACATGGATGTGTCCGTAACTAACCAGTACTTCACATTCTTGAATGCTGCAGGAACATTGGTACGGATGGACCCATGGGCCTCTGCTGTTGCAGCTGCAGGCATGCGGGCAGGCATGCCGGAGGTTGGGGAGCCTCTGACCCATAAGTATATCAAGACTTCGGGTCTGTACCAGGACCCCAGCTGGGATCCTGCTGCCAGGACTGATGCCAATATGCTGATCCAGAATGGTGCTCTGTTTGCGGAGTTCATTCAGGGTAAGGGTATTCGTTGGGTACGAGATCTGACGAGTCACATTCAGGATGATAATCTGGCTTTTTCGGAAGGTAGTGTTAGGGATGTGGTTCGTTACACGGCTTATGGTCTTCGCACTTTCTTAGAAGACCGATTCACTGGTATCAAGGCTAGTCCAGCTAATGCCGCAAACATCAAGGAATCAACAGCTGAGTATCTAGAGTTACTGCGAAGTCAGAACATTATTGTGGATTCTACGGATGATAAGGGAAATGTAATCCACGCTTTCCACAATATTCGGGTTAACATAAGTGGTGATATTGCTAGAATCAGAGTTGAAATATTCCCAGTTGTTGGAATCAACTTCCAGCTCACCGAGATCTACCTGCAATTACCAACTCAGTCGGCGTGAGTACAGCTAAAAAAGGAAAGTACTTGACTTTAGGGTGTTCATACGCTAGCCTTCAAGGTGTTTCCTACACCAAGGGGCTAAGTATGCGAAAAATTGAAATGATTGGCAGAAAATTTGGTGACTGGATTGTTTTAGAGGAGGTAGAGAAAAGAAATAACAAGAGAGCATTTTTGTGTCAGTGTGCTTGTAGTAAACAGTATGTGGTTATGGGTGACAATCTTAGAAATGGTACATCTGAACAGTGCATGTCTTGTTCATCTAAGATTAAAGGTGGGAAGCACAAGACACATGGCATGACTAATACGAAAGTGTTTGATTTATGGCATAGTATTAAGCAGAGATGTAATTATCCAAAACATAGATCGTACAAAAATTATGGAGCAAAAGGAATTAGAATATGCGAACGTTGGGCGCAAAGTTTTGAAGCTTTCTACGAAGATATGGGGGATCCTCCGTCCCTAACCCATCAGATTGATCGTATTGATTCCAAAGGTAATTATGAACCAGGTAATTGTGGATGGGTTACTCCTAAAGAACAGCAAAATAATAAATCAAATAATGTTAATTTAACGTTCTTAGGGGTAACTCAATCAGTAGCTATGTGGGCTGATAAATTAGGGGTTAACCCTACTACATTGCATTGGCGCATATCAGCAGGTTGGTCGGATGCAGCTGTAGTTTCTACGCCTGTCGGTCCTAATATTGATACAGAAGAATTCATAGAACAGGCGTTTGAGGAAACTGAAAATATCAAGAACACTAAACTTAGTCCAGTTCCAATAAAGAAGAAAGCAGTAAGTAACAATAGATAATTAACCAAAAGCAGCTGCCATTCTAGCTGCATCATAACAACCAGGTTGAGTAAAGGAGAGTAAGATGTCGTTTAAGGATTATATGCAGGGATGGCCAGTTGAGCTGCAGAATGCTGCGGAGGCAGCAGCAAAAACCCTAGGTTCGCCAATTGATTTCTACGTGAAATCTAAGAATCTGACTGCCCCTCCTCCATCCCCAGCCCTGGGTGACAGGTACCTGATTTACACAAGTACCCCAACAGGTGCTTGGGCAGGCCACGGTCAGAACATTGCTGAATTTAGAGGTATTTGGCACTTTACTCCACCCAATGAGGGATTATTGGTTTGGGTG